CCTCTGCTTGATGAGGTGTATCAGAGAGAATCCGTTACCAGAGATCTGACGGGAGATCCCGCAATGGCAAGGGCCGGAGCAAATGCAAAGGAAATCGTATATCCCCAGATTGCAGTAACCGGTCTGGGAGAGTATGACCGTAATAGTGGTTACACGGAAGGCACTGTAGATTTCAAGTGGGTATCCACTGAATATAACTATGATCGTGGTGCCAAGTTGTCTGTAGATGCTATGGATAATCAGGAAACCTATAAACTGGCATTTGGCATGGCAGGTGCGGAACTTATGCGTACCAAAGTAGCACCGGAAGCGGATGCATTTACATTTGCTACTCTGGCCGGAATTGAAGGTATTTCTAAAGGTGAGGCAAAGAAAATTGTCACAGCAGAGGAGTTCCTTGCAGAATTGCTGGAGGCTAAGAATACGATGGATAATGACGAGGTACCGGAAGAGGGCAGAATCCTGTATGCAACAACCAATCTGCTCAATGCATTGGTAATGATGGATACTTATAAGTCCAAGGAGATTTTGGCGGGATTCACTATCAAGAAAC